TCTTGAACCGTTTTCTTGTCGGTGCCGTCCTCGATCAGCCACGTTGCGAAGGTGTGGCGGATATCGTGGAACCGGAAGCCCTCAGGAAGCCCAGCGCGGGCCACGTACCGCTTCCACTGGTGGTGGCAGGGGGCTTTGACCCCAAACACCAGCCCCGCCGCGTAGGGCCTTTGCAGCGCCCCCAGCACAGCCATGACCGGGCCGGACAGCGGGCAGACAATCAGGTTTTCGGCCTTGCTGTCCACCGGGCGCACCCAGGCCATGCGCCGGTCCAGGTCCACATGCGCCCAAGTCAGGCCAAAGACGTTCGACTTGCGTAGCCCGGTCAGGAAGGCGAAGGCCACGGCTTCCTTCAGGCCGGGCGGCAGCAGTTCGACCAACGCACGGGCCTGCTGCGGGGTGGCGACCTGTATCTTGCTTTTTTTGCGCTTGGCGATGTAGGCGCGGTACTTGGGCACCGACGCGATCCACTCCCAGTCCCCGCAGGCCGTGTTCATCACGCTTCGCAGGGTAATCATGTAGTTCTGCTTGGTGCCGGTGGACGGCGTGCCCCGCGCCGTCACCAGCCGGTCAAGCTGGTCCGCTACCCAGTCGCGGGTGATCTGGCCCAATTCCAACCCTTGCGCCTTGGCTTTCCAGAAGGCAAGGTGATGGGTCGCGTCCCGTATGGTGCGAATGTCGGCGTTCTCGCGCAGCCAGCGATCCGCCGCTTCATCAAAGCTGCGCAGGGGCTTTTCGCCCAGGTGCTTCTGCCGCCAGAACTGCGCCTTTAGCTGGTCGTGGAGTTGTTTCGCTGCCGCGCGATCAGAAGTTTCAGCAGACCGTCTGTAACGGCTCCCGTCTGGGATGACGATGCTGATGTGCCACGTTTTACCGCGTTTTGAGATTGCCACGTTGTCTGTACCTTCGTTGCGTTGATGATTTCGTCCACGTTCACCCGCCACGCAGACCCAAAACGGTAAGCGGGCAGGCGGCCAGAAGTTACCATCCGGCGCAGGGTTTTGGTGCTGACCCCAAGCTGGGCGGCGGCTTCAGGCAGTGGGATTAGAACCTGTTGTTGCGGTTTTGTCAACACTATCCCCCTGCAACTGGTGCTGTAGGTAGGGCAGAAAGTCCTCCAATTTGAGGACAATCCGCCAGCCTTGGCTGTTCTGTCTAAACGCTACGATGGGAACATCGCCCGGCCCACAACAGGCTTCCACCTGGCGGCACCATTGCATGATCGACAATGTTTCGCGGCGCTTCACTTCGATGCGGAAGCGCCCGATCTGTATGTCATCGCCACTGTCGCGGGCTTGTCCCAGCTTGCGCTTTACGTCAAGCCCCAACTTCTCGCTCAAGTGCGCCGTCAGTTCGCGTTCCGCGCCCGCGCCCTTGTTCCTGCTTGTCCTGCCACCCATCTTCATGCCTTTCAACAAACTGCAACAAACGCCGCGCTTCTGCTGGCGATTCCTCGCCCAATTCGTAATCCTTCAAGAAAGACCTTACGCGGCTGAGAAACGTACCCATCGCATCATCCCCTCTCAGAATGGTATTTCGTCGTTCAACTCATCGTCGGAAACCACTGGTATCTCCGCAAGGTTCTTCTTGCGCCTTCCACCAGCGGGGCGGACGGCAACAATCGTTGCCCCCTTAAAAGTGTCTTTTACCGCGTCGATCACGGGGTCAGCAGTCATGGCCGACTGAGCCAGGCGCAGTTCGCGGCTCTTGTAGTGGCCGGGGCCGTTCTTAAACAAGCGCCCACTGACCTTGTGCTTGTACTCAACCCATCCTTCGCCAGCGTCCACCGGCTCGCCAAAGGGCACCAGTTCCGGCACAAACAAGTGATCGTCACAACCCGCCGCCTGCTTCAAACCCGATAGCTCTGACTTGTGTTCGTCGCAGTTCCATTTACCGCCTTCAACCGGCGTGGCGTGGCAGCAGGTGCGACATGACATATTTGACATAATCTGTTGATGGCAAATGAGATATTGGTCACAAAACTTGCACTCAAAGTAAGCCGGGTCTTCGCTAATGCGCGGAGGCGGGCGTGTTGCTTTTACGACACGCTGGGCGCGGTCTATCAGAGCGTCAAACGCGGCCTGGTCGAAGTGCAGCCATTCCGTGTAGGTGTCGTCAGTGTCCTTGTTCACGGCGTAATACATCGCTCGCGTCAGCGTTTGCAGGCCCATGTAAACCTGCATCTGCGCGTAGTGGCGGGGCTTGGATTCCTTCACGCCTTTCTTCTGTAGGTCCGCAAAGGACTTGGCGCTGTGCGTCTTGATCTCCAGCACCGCCCATGTTTTCGGGCTTTCGGGGAAGCCCTTGCCGATGCCGTCCACGCTGCCGCCGAAATGGCCGCTTTCGTCCCGGCAGTCGATTTGCTTGCCGCCTTCATCGGTGTGCAGTTCCACGCCAATGCCGCGCAGTTCTTCGTACACCCGCGCTTCTTCCCGCTTGCCGGTATCGAACAGGCGCAGGACGCGCGGCTCAAAGACCGGCTTGTGCGCCCAGCGGAACGTCAGCCACAGGTAGCGTTCGCATGGGTGCCCGATAGCCGACGCGCCCAGGTGATAGCGCGGCTGGTCTGTTTTTGACTGCCACCAGTCAGCAACTTTCTGGCGCGTTGTGTGTTGGCTGTCGGGCACCCATGTCGTCATCGCTACTTCTCCCAGGGCTTCTTGTTGTTATCAGCCTTGGCCGTGGTGGGGGTAGACGACGCCGATTTCTGAACGTAGGCAAAGATGCGGTTGCGCGTGGTGTCCTTGGCGTCAATGCCAACGTCCACCACCAGCGGAACATCGTGAAGCTGTTCGGTGTTGGACAGCTTGGTGCCCTTTGGGATACCGATAGCCGCGCAGATGTTGTTTAGTTCTTCCCGCGCAATGTCCTCTGCCTGCTTGTTAGGGTTGGACAGGTTCAGGTTCTGCCACAGACGGCGACCAGCGTGCGGGCCATCAATGATTTCAAACGTGCAGGCAAGGTACTCACCGTCACCGCGCTTTGTGGGCTTGATGGCCGTTTCGATAATCATTGCGTCATACAGGCCACGCGGCAGCGGTTCAAAAGACTTGGACACGCGGGGCGCGGCCTCGTTAACGTCAAAGCTAAATGTAGGCATAGGCTCGTTTCCTTTCAGTTCTGTATAGCGTTGGTGAAGGCATCCCAAGACAGGGGGATTGAGTCGGGCAGGCCATAGCGGTTTTTCGCCATGTATGCCGGGCGTTCGTTGCAGAACAGCAGGCGTTCGCCAGTGGACACGCCACGCGCCACGGTCTTGTTGAATCCCACATCGTCCTTGCGGATCATCGTCTTGTAGTTGGCAAACAGCACCGCGTCGGCCCATTCGCGGATCAGCGCGTTGGAGCGGTCCTGTAGCTTCGGCTGGTAGCGGTCATACGGTTCCGTTTCCGGGCTGTCGAACCGCTTGATGCTGCTGTGCGCGATGAGAATGACGCACATGCCCTTGTCATTCCGTAGAGCGTTTAAACCGTCCAGCACCGTGCGCCACTTGTCCGCCGCGATCATTGCGCCCTTGCCATAGGCCAGGTCTTTGGCGTCATGCTTTGCCTCGACTTCGCGCCAGATCAGGGTTTCGAGCCAGTCCAGGCTGTCCACCACCACGGTCTTGAAGGCGTGGTCTTGCTTGTAGAGCGAGCCAATGGCTTCCAGCACGTTGTCGGCGCTTTCAGCCAGCGGGAAGTGGTCAACCTTGATGCTGCCCAGGCCATCTTCGGTACGGATGAAGATGGGCGAGGGCGCACCGGCTGCGAAAGTGGTCTTGCCTATACCTTCGACGCCGTAACACATCACGCGCGGGGCAGCGATGCTTTCGTTCTTCTTGATGCTCTTGAGATCAAACGCCACTGCTGGCCTCCACGGTAAAATGCGTTTTTGCGGGTTTCACCGTAACCACGGTGGCAAGTACGCGCCAAAGGTCCGGGCGTTCGGCGCGGATTTGCTTCAGGGCGGTTTCGTCGGGTTCGCGCTTAATTTTGATGGGGCGCAGGCTGATGGGCCACATTTCGGCCAGACGCATCAGCGCGTCCACATCGGCCTTGTAAGTCAGCT